AAGGACGTCGAGGTCGAGAGCGACGCTTCCGTGGCCTTCCGGACTGGTTCCACCGTGTTCCGCGGCATGGCCCTGGGCGATGGCAAGCCCACCGGCGTCGGCCTGGTGCGCTACACCAAGGCGAACGCCTGATCGGATAACGACACACACAGGGGCGGGGGCTTCGGCCTCCGCCTCTTAACTTTGCGAGGTGAAACTGAATGCTTCAGGAAGCTAAGCTGGCGATGAGGATCAGCGCCGATGCGTATGACGGCGAAATCGCCGGACTGCTTGATGCCGGGGCGCGGGATCTGCAGATCGCCGGGGTAGTTCTCCCCGGCACGGTGGACTTCGCGATGACAGAAGCAGGCGTCCAGGACAACAGCACACTGACAGACGCGCTGTGTGTGCGGGCCATCATTACCTATGCGCGGATGCACTTCGGCAGCCCGGATGATTTCGAGCGGCTGAAGGACGCATACAACGTGCAAAAGGTCCAGTTAATGCACGCTGGCGCGTATACGGACTACGAGGAGGCGGACGGCGATGGTGAGGGCTGACGTGATCGGTCTCGTGACCGAAACCCGCAGCGCCCACGGTGTCCACGAAGCCATCACAGAAACAGTCCGTGAGGTGCTCGCCGAGATCCGGAGCGTGACCCGCAGCGAGTACTACAACGCACTCAACGCGGGCATACAGCCGGAACTTGTTTTCAAGCTGACGCTGGACGCTGACTATCAGGGGGAACATTTCCTCCGCTTTCACGGCCTGCGCTATAGGGTCATACGGACGTACCTGACGAACGACGGCGGGATTGAAATCACGGCGGGAAGGAGTGACGAGAATGGCGAAGCGGAAGACAACAGCAGCAGTGCAGGCAACAACGCAGGTTGACGTTGTTGACGCGCTTGTGGCGAAGCTGAACGAGATCGAGGGCGTAGAGTTCGTTCGGGATGCCTGGTTGAACAAGGCACCGGACGATTACGGCGTCGTAGAGCTCAACGGCGAGGCCCTGCAGCTCTGGGCGGACGGCCATCTGATCGACTCCATCTGGCAGGTGATCATCACGCTGTACGTCAAGGGCGACGCTGACACCTGGCCGATGGCGGTGCAGGCGAAGCTGGAGGAGCTCGAGAACGCGGGCGTGTGTGACCTTACGCACACGATCAGCAGGGAATTCGACCAGCAGATCGGGAAGGTCCGCTGGACGTGGACGGTGGGCCTGTACGGGGCGCTGACGGCCGGTGAGGGCAATGGCTAAGTTCGTGTTTGACATGGGCGATATCGGCGACCAGCTGGAGCAACTCGCAAGCCGTGAGAACATCCGGCGGGTAGTTGAGGCTGGAGCACAGGCAGCAGTCGGCGTGCTGCAGCGGCGCACAGAACAGCACCACCACGTAGTCACCGGCGAACTGATGGAATCCATCACAATGGGCAAGATTCACGAGGACCTGGGGAGCGCCTGGACGGAGGTTTACCCAGGGAGCGGCGGAACGGATGAGAACACCGTAAAGGGCTTCGTGATCAACTACGGATATGGCGGAAAGAAGACCGCCAAGACCGGCGACAAGTTCCTGACCGGTAAGAAACCAGAACTCGAAGAGGCGGTACAGGTGGCCATGAGGGCCGAAGCTGACCGCATCAAGACAGAAATAATGAGGTGAAAAAGAAATGGCTAAAGTTGGTATTAAGGGGCTGACCTATGCGCCCTACACCAGCGGCGGAGACGGCGCTGCCGTGGTCTATGGTACCGGCGCACAGCTGGCGGACTACATGATCCGGGCCGACATTAGCGAGGAACGCGATGACATCAAATTCCACGCTGACGATCACCAGATCGACTCCGAGAACGGCGTCAACGGCGTGACCTTGCAGCTGGAGCTGTCCAACTTCACGGACGAACTGGACAAGGTTCTGCTCGGACACGTTTCCGGAACCGGCGACGAGCTGAACGTGACCGCAAGCGATGCGCCCTTCGTGGGCGTTGGTTACGTCCGCAAGGAGCGGTTCAAGGGTGTCGTTAAGTACCATGCTTTCTGGATCTACAAGGTTCAGTTCAGCAAGGACAGCGATTCTACCCAGACCAAGGGCGAAAGCATTGACTTCCAGACGGAAACCATTTCCGGCGACGCGATGGGCGTGCAGCTCACTGCCGGCGGCGATGTGACGTACTACAGCCACACGCGCGTCGACACTGAGTCCGCGGCCCTGACCTGGCTGAAGGGAAAGGCCGGTATTTCCGGCTGACATTGACCTGGGGGCGCTCTCATGTGCAGGGAGCGCCTCCTGGCTTTCTGAAAGGAGATAAAGGAGATATGGCAAGCATTACCATCAAAGGGGTCAAGTACGACCTGCTGTTTGATATGTGGGCCCTCGAACAGATCGAAAGCGAGTTTGGCGGCGTCAAGAAGATGTACGACAGCCTCCGGGGAGGAGATGGCACCGTGAACCTGTCGAAAGCGATGGCCACGGTCTTCCGGATCCTGGCGAACAGCGCCCGGGACGCGGCAGGACTGACCACGAACGTGACCGGCGACGAAGTGCGCCATGTATCCGTCGGCAAGCTGACGGAAGCTGTGCACGCTGCCATCAATGAGGGCATGAAGGCCGAAACCCAGGACGGAAACGAAGCGGATGACACAGTCCACGACGACTACCTGGAACAGATTGAAAAAAACGTATGAACCGGCGGGAGACGCGGGCCCGGGAGTTTTACGGGTACGCGCTGATCGCCGGCCTGACGATTACTGAAGCGAGAAAGCTGACCCCCGGCATGATTATTGATATGTTCAAGATCCGCAGTGATTATGATGTGCGGCTTGCCGGCGGGAAGATAACGAACAGACTGATGTGAGGTGACAAGCGTGGCCAGTGGCGACATCAAACAGAAGATAATTCTGGACGGCGAGGACGAATACAAGCGAGCGCTACAGGACGCGAACCGCCACCTGCGTACACTCCGGAGCGAGTTGAAAGCCGAGACTGCGGAGCTGGGCAAGAACGCCAGCGAGCAGGACAAGGCCAGGGTAAAGACCAAGAACCTGCAGCAGCAGATCGCTGAGCAGGAAAAGATCGTCAAAGCCCACCGGGACGCGCTGGAGGAAGTCCGGAAAAAGTACGGCGACAACGAAGAAGCCATCGCCAAATATGAGATTAAGCTGAATGATGCCAGGGCAGCCCTGGCAAACATGAGGAATCAGCTTAACGATACGAACGCCGGATACGAAACCATGCAGAGGGGCGCCGAAGAGAGCGCCATGCAGAACTATGCCCTGGCGGAGAGTTTCGGGCATATAGCTGAGGTCGCCGGCGGGATCTCCGACAAGATCGAGAGCGTCTTCACCGGGATCACGTCCGCGATCTCCCAGGCAATCGGAGACGTGTGGGCGGATCTGATGGACATCGCCGCCAAGAGCGACAACTACCTCGATTTGTCCGAATTCCTTGGGGCCACTCCGGAAGAGGTGCAACAGTGGGACCGCGCCATGAAGGCCGCAGGCGGTGACCTGTCCAGCGTGGTCAATATGATTTCCCGCATTAAGTACGGCGGGAAGGATAACAAGGTCGCCGAGTGGTTCAAGATCTCCGGAGAGAACTATACAAATGACCTGGAATACGCAGAGGCCCTGTTCAGGATCATGTCGGAGAGCAAGTCCGCCATGAAAGAGGCTGGCACCTGGGACGACGCCATGAATGACATCTTCGGGGCGAAAAAGACCCAGGAGATCGACGGCATCCTTTCCGACTGGGAAGACATCCAGAAGGGCCTGGCGGAGTTCGACGTAAGCAATGGCGGGGTAGGCCTCACAAATGACGAACTGCAGACCATGGGCGAACTGTACAACACAGTCGGCCTCCTGCAGGAGAAATGGAACGCTTTCAAGGAGTCCGTAGAAACGAAGATCTTCGGAAAGCTGGCCCTCGACTTGACGAGCAACGCCCAGGGGGCTCTGGATGCGCTGATCGAGTTCATGGATGCCGACACGGAGGCGGAGCGCGAAGAGGCCATCAAGAAGTTCGAGGAGAACATTGTCGCCGCCTTCACAAAGATCGGCGAGGCCATCAAGAAGGCTGCGGAAGCGCTGGACGAAGCCGGGAAGGAAATGCAGGGCAGCGAGAACGGCTACGTGAGGCTGCTGGGCAATATCATGTCCGGACTGAGCGATGTGTTGGAGTGGATCACGGAGCCCGGGAGCCTGGATCAGATCAAACTATTCTTTGAGGGCCTGTTCGCCATCTGGGCAACGGGGAAGGCCCTGGATTTCGTGAACACCATCGGACAGCTGGCGGCTAATTTCAAAATCATCTCCGGGTCTGCACTCACCGGCAGCGCGGCGAACGGCCTCGGGTCGATCATGGGCGGGGTCGGCGGTACAAGTCTCCTGTCTACGCTGGGGACGATCTCCGCGACACTCCTGCTTCTGTACCCTGTGCTGCAGCTCATTTCCGAAGGGCTCCCGAAGCCGACAGAGTTTGAACAGGAGTTCAACGAGCTTCCGGAAGAGAAGCAGGACGAACTGAAGGATGTAGCCAAGGCCGCCGGATATTCACCGAGGGATGTGCTGAGCCGTGCATTCTCCGGAGACTTCGGGAAGGTAGTAGAGCCGTCCACGGACGTCGCGACGACCGGCCTGATCGCTCCCGTGAAGCGGGCGCGGTTTGACGCTACACCGGAACAGCAGGCGGCCGCCAATGCCGCATGGGATGCCATGCGCGACTGGGCGGAAGGCAAGATCTCAGACACCGACTACAACGAGGCCATGTTCGGCATGGAAGATGCCTTCGCAGGCAATGAGAAGCTGCTGGGCGATATCTCCGGATGGCTGGAGCGTCTGCTGGCCAGCTGGAACGAGAACAAGAACTCGTCCGGCTTCAACGCGATGGACTGGCAGGATCTTCCGAGCACATGGTGGAAGAACCCGAACCAAGTCACCAGCAGTGACATCCAAGGACTGCAAACACTGCCGGGGATGATTGAGAGCGCGGCGGAGCGGGGGATCTCCCGCGGGGCGGCGAACATTCGGATCACAATTGACGGCTACAGCGCCGGGCAGGTGTTGGCGCCGCACGTCGGCAGCGCGCTTGCCGGGATGGTCATCAGCAGGATGGCCTAGTAAAGAGAGGACGGAAAAGGATGATACTGAGCAGACGGGTGGCGCTGAACGGCGTGCAGCTGGACGAGGTGGACAGCCGGATAGTGATCCAGGCGGTGGAGTGCGGACAGGGAAAAGATACGATCAGCCTGACCCAGCTGCCCGGCGGTGGGAGCCGGGTGACGGCCCGGGGACGGGAAAGCACGGACGTTGTGGTGCGGTTTTCCATCCATGCGCGGAAGAAGGTTATGCCGGAGCGGCATGAGGTTTTTGAGAAGGTTGTCGGCTGGGCGGCCAAAGGCGGCTGGCTGACTACCAGCGAGCGGCCCCTGCGGCGGATCCGGGTATTCCTGGCAGAGACACCGGCGGCGGGGGATATGTGGCAGTGGACGAACGTGTACGCGCTGACCTTCCGCGCCTGCGGGAATCCCTACTGGCAGGATCTTTATCCCAGCGAGCTGCAGACGCCCATGAGCGGAAGCATTACGAAGGCCCTGGGCGTTCCCGGGAACACGTCAGGGCCGCTGGAGTTTTCCTTCCGGAACACGGGAGGGGCGACAGTAGATTCCTTTGACATTACCGCTGGCGGGTATGCCATCCACCTGCGGGGGCTGGGGCTTGCGAGCGGGCAGACGTTGACGCTGGACCACACGGACGACGGAGAAAGGTATGTGCAGCGGATCCGGATCGGCTCGCGGAGCGTGCTGGGCTGCCGGACGGCGGGCAGCCATGACGAGCTGATGGCCAAGCCCGGGAGCGTGCAGGTTACCGCAAGCGGCGGGAACGGGGTCCTGACCATCTCAGCGGGAGGACGATATCTATGATTAAACTTGTGCGCGGGACGCTGACGGCTGTGACCAAATTCCGGCCTGAGCGGACGCGGATCAGCCTGAGCGAGCGTGGGAGCACCTGCGCGCCGCAGATGGGCCCCGGGGGCCCGGAGATCTCCATCGGGGACTGGCTGCAGAGCGAGGACGGCCCGGCCCAGGGTACGGTGTGGATCGTCAAAAAAATTGAGCAGCAGGTGGAGTCTCGGACATGGACCATCCAGGCGGAGCACGCCATCAACCTGCTGCGCCGGAGGATCCTGCCCGGCGAGGTAAAGCCGGAGGACATGGGCGGCAGCACAACGGGCTGCACGGCGCGGCAGGCAGCTGCGTATATTCTCTCCAGGCAGAGCGACTGGGTGCTTGGGGACTGCGCCTTCAGCGACTCGCATCCGTACAGCTTCAACGGGGATGATCTCTTCAGCGCGCTGGAGACGGTCAGCAATTCGCTGGATGGGTGCGTCTGGGAATATGACTTTTCGGTATATCCCTTCCGGCTGCACCTGCGGCAAGAGACGAACGGGGTTGAGAGCGAGATCCGGCTGAGCAGGAACGCACGGACGATCCGCCGGACCATTGACACCCAGGACACCTGCACGCGGTTTTACCCGGTGGGCAAGGAAAACCTGAAACTGCCCGGCGTCGGCTATGTGAGCCGGAATGAGGGGCTGTACGGCGTGTTTGAGCAGACGGACACGGACGAGAGCCTCGACAGCGTTGCGAAGCTGACGGACTGGGCAGACAGCTACCTGCGACGGCACGCGCATCCGCTTGTTACGCTGGTTGTGGACGGGATGGAGCTGGCGCAGGACACGGGAGAGAGTCTGGACCGGTTCCGGATCGGCCGGCTGTGCCGGGTGCCGCTTGTAGAATACGGCGAGGCTGCGGTGACGGAGCGAATCTCAAAGATTGACTATCCGGACGCGGAAGGCGACCCGGAGAAATGCATCATCACCATTGGCGGGGAGATTGACGACATTGCGAAGATCGTCAGCCGGATGCAGAAAAAGAGCGGCGGCGGCGGACGGGCCAGCGCGAAAAACGCGGAAGAGGATCACGCCTGGATTGAGGACACGACGGAGCACGTGTATCTGGTGGCTGAGGCGCTGGTCGGGAAAGATCCCAGCGGGGCGCCTGTGGACTGGACCCGTGTATCGGTTCTTGGCGTTGACGGGACCGGGATCCACGGGCGGGTTACGGTTGCGGAAGATGAGCTGGTGCAGCAGGAAAGCCGGATTGACGCGACGGAGACGGCGATCACGACCGAGGTTACGGACCGGACGAACGCGGACAGCGAGCTGAGCGGGCGGGTCACGGTGGAGGCCGGGAAGATCTCGCAGATTGTTTCTGCTGTAGGCGCGGACGGCCAGGTCACGGCAGCGAGCATCGTGCTGGCGATCAATCAGAGCACGGGACAGAGCGAGGCGAAGATCGACGCCGGGCACGTGTATATCGGGAATCAGAAGAGCACGACGGTGATCAATGGCAAGCTAGACGCAAGCGATGTAACGGCAACGTTTCTCGCTGCTAAATTTGCGAATACATCTGTGTTATCGACTCGATATGCATTTAGCAATACATATGAGTGTGACACGTTTATTTGCAACGATTATACGTGCGCCGTTGAGGATGCTTATCATGCATTGCAGATTGTGCAAGATGGGAATACATACAAGTTACAAGGTAAGCATTTTTATAGTTCCGATTGGGCAGATATAGGAACTTTTAGTCGTGCCGTTAGCTCCGCGAGTTGGTCATGGGTTAACGGCGCACCGAAAGTGACCCTCAGTCCGCAGGGGCAAAGTTTCACTGGCAAAGCTATTAATGGAATAACGTTCAGCGCAAGCACAAAGTCGTGGGCAACGGACAAAAAATCATTCACTCAGGACTTCTATTGTTATGATGAAGACAGCAATACTGTATATACAGAAAATTTAACAATTAATACAAGTGATTCGTACAATGCAGGATATAGCAATGGTTCCCCGTTGAGCGGAACGGCGGGAGGCAGAACATCAGGCGTAACCAGTTTGACACATGACTTCACGATCACGCGGGTGGACGGGACGACAGAGACAATTCAGATAAATGTAAGCAGTATTTACAATACGGCGCGGACGGGGTACACGGAGGGAACGTTCACATCGCTTACAGCTCGTCCTGTTGTAAGCAGTGGAGGAACTGTATATTATCAGGCAGGAACGGCGGCGACATATTATCAAGGAAATGGATCAGGCGGATATCTATGTGGAACAGGTGTAACGTGCTATAAAGAAGGAACTGAGAGGACGTTTGCAAAACGTGCATCGACTTCCATCAAACTGAAAAAATATGGATCTGGATCTGTAACGTTATATACTGCTCCACAAACCGGCGCACCAGGTATTACACATACATGGTATTACATTGATTCCGGCGGAACCTCATACTATCAAAGTGGCGGAAGCGAAACAGTTACAGTGCAGGGAGAGTCGCAAACACTCTATCCGCGAGGATCCTATGTTTACGGGCGCGGAGACACGGTAAGCGTTACGCCGATAACCGGAACAGCAATCAGGATCGGAGCAGCAGGAACTTATTATTCAAAGAGCTGACAGGAGGAGAAAACAATGGAAGAAAAATCCTACACCAAAGAGGAAGTCATTGACATCACCATCAATCTTCTCGGACAGATCAACGTTCCCGTGGACCTGGCCCAACAGATTGCGATACCGATCAGCAACGCACAGAACAATCTCCGTGTTGTGCTGAAGATGATCGAGAAAGAGCATGAGTTGGAAGAGAAAAAGCGCAACGAACAGGAGGAAAAGACAGATGAATGACGAGAAGCTGACGTTTGCGAACGGCACTGAGGTTAAAGGGCATGGGATTGAGACGGACAGTCTGCTGATCCTGTACCTGTTTGACACAACGATGACGGAGATGTTTTACCTGCTGAACGATCCGGAGAACGTCCGGACCATCTGGTGGGAACGTTATTCGGAAACCGGGAAATGGACTGGGTTCCAGCAACTGATGAGCATCAGCATCGAAGCCAAAGGTATGATTTGTGCAAGCATTAAGAGGGTTGTATCCTGATGTCCGTCAGCGAGGAAACGGGCGGGATGATCTGCGCCGGGCTGAAAAAGAATTAAGACAGGAGGAAGCGGGCCATGTTTAATGTTGACGAAAGCACTGGGCGCATCGATATGCACCGGGGGGATACGGGCGGATTTACCATTACTCTGACGGGGTACACGCTGGGGGAAAACGACCGGGTGCTGATCACCTTCCGCAGCGCGAACGGGACGGAGATCAAAAAGGCCTACTACCAGCCAGTGAACAACCAGGTGACGGTGCGCTTCCGGAACCCGGAGACGGACTACCTGGCGGCGGGGGATTACCAGTGGGACGTGCGGGTGATCATCGACCCGGTGTATGACGAAAACGGGAACGTGGTCGAGGGGACCGGGACGGAGAGCATATCCAGCAGCGAGATTACGGACGGCGGGGCCGTGAGCACACCGCGGGACGCGATGACGCTGCACATCCGGACAACGGTTGGACAGATCTGAGACAGGAGGGCAAAGGGAAATGGCACTGCCGAATATAAACGTACAAAATCCGAATGAGGGCGGAAGTCTGCCGAATCTCGTTCTGCAGAATCCTGAAACGGGGGAATATGTCAACATCCAGATGCAGGTTTCGGCAACGGATGAAGCAAGCGCCGCGAAGGCGGAAGCCTGGGCTGTCGGCGAGCGCGGTGGTGTGCCGGTCAGCAGCACAGACCAGACCTATCATAATAACGCAAAGTATTATGCACAGGCAGCAGAAGATGCTGCGGAGACGGCCAGCGCGGCATACGGGACGGATCTGCTTGCACCGACATATAGCGCGAGCAAAACGTACGCGATCGGGGATCATGTAATCTACGACGGGGGATACTATGCCTGTAACACGGCAATCATAACGGCGGAAGCATGGACCGCAGCGCATTGGACAAAGCTGACCGTCGGGGGAGAAGTTACTGACCTAAAGGACGCATTATACAATACAGATGAACTTTTGCATAATGGAAAAATAACGATATCCGATTTTGTGCAAGGCGCAAGATGGAAAACATCTCCAACTATAATTAGAGAAGAATCAACACGTTTGGCATCGTTACACACATTCAGAGTTTTTCGTGGTGATGTTATTAGAATTTCAAATTTAACATCATCTGGATATTCTGTTACGTTTACAGCCGGGAACGAAGTTGTATCGTGGTTTACAACAAATAAGACATATACTTTCAACACAGATGCCGATAATATGTTTATTCTTGTCGCTAAAGGGAATAGGTCAGAAGCTATTACCCCCGCAGAATTTTCGGCAGATATTGTTTTGATCAGCAAGCATAAAAAGGAAACAGACGATGAATTGGACAATACAAAAGCCGATATAGAAAAGAACACATTATCTCATGAAAATTTGAGCATTGCCTTTGAAAATGAAATGGAGCAATTAGGCATTGTCAATCTTGGTTCCATGGGTACTGTTACGCCATCCGGATCTCCTCAAACATTATCGAGAGAAAATAATATTATAGGGATAAATACAAATGGCACAGAAGGAACATCGCATTATTATGTCATCAATGGTACGCTTGTTAGATTGAGCGGTAATTTTAATAATGCTGTTCCAACAATACCGTTATATTCCGGGCATCGCTACAAAATGATTATTAAATGTCTTTCCGAAAACAGTTATGGGGAAAATATTAGATTCCAGATAGGATACATCAATAATGCAATTAGCGTTCCGATTGTAAAAATAGCATCATCGGGCGGATCAAAAGAATTTGATATTGAAAATGACTTAATAGCATTTGTAGGGTGTTATGTAAAATATGATACAAATCCACAAAATTACAAAGCTATAGTTATTATTCAAGACATAACGACGTACAAAGAGGAAAACAACATCGATGATATTAAACGAATACAGGCATCCAGATGGCTTAAAAATGCATCCGTTTCACCTGTTTCGATTTTGCATTTCTCAGATATTCATGGAGATGGTACAGAATTAAAAAAGATTTTGGAGTTCTACAACCAAAACAAAAACATCATAGATTCTATTATATGCACCGGGGATATGGCAAAAGCAAGCTATGCGTCCGATTTTACTTTTTGGCAGAATACCGCCGGAATCGAACAAGTCATGGTTGCAATGGGCAACCATGAGTATTTTACAAATGCGGCAACTGACCATTCAAAGCATGAAATAGCAGTACAGATTCAGAAATGGATAGGAGATTACTATTCAAATTGGGGCGTTGTTCGTCCGGAAGGAGCAAGTTGGTATTATAAAGATTACACCGGAGCCAAAGTCAGACTAATTGTACTTGATTGCAACCTTACCGCCGAGGAAGGGGGAACGGATCAAAAAACTTGGCTTGAAAGCGTTTTAAACGATGCTAAGTCTAATGATTATGCTGTTATAATTGCAACTCATTATGTGTATTTAAAAGGGCAAGGATATCAAAACCTTAGCCATCCTTTCACTGATGTGTTTCAGCAAGGGATCGAAACAGCAATAAGATATGAATGGGATTGCGAGGAATATATTACAGTAGTACAAAATTTCATAGACGGTGGTGGCACTTTCATTTGTTGGCTGTCTGGGCATACACATACGGACAACCTACGATATGTCGTTTCTGGACAAATCGTATATGATAAGCAATTGGATGTTGTTATTACCGCCGCATCGCCAAACCATGATTATCCACTCACGCTTACAACGGGTGACCTGCCGAGAGAAGCCAGAACGCCAACAGCTTCGGCATTTAACGTTGTAACCATCGATACTGTTAACAAATGGCTAAAGGTAACAAGAATCGGATCGAATATTACAACAAAAATGACCCATAGGGATATTATGTGCTACGATTATGTGAATCATGCATTTCTGACTTAAAGAACACTTTAGGTAAGTAAAAAGGCAATAAAAAAAGACGGTCAGCATAGCTGCTGACCGTCCTGCTGTTGCCTGGTTATGCGTAGATCCGCTGGTGCTGGCGCTGGATCGCCGTCTGATCCTGATGGGCATAGACCAGGGTTGTATTTGGGGAGGCGTGGCCGAGGAGTGCCTGGAGCTGCTCCAGTGGCATTCCGCTGCGGATGCCGATGGTGGCAAAGGTGTGCCGGAGCTTGTGAGGATAGAGGTGCAAACCGACTACCTTGGACAGGCGTCGGAATACATCCTCAATGCCACCTTTGGTTATGGCATGATGCGGTGCACGTTTGCTGACAAACAGCGCGTCATTAGTGTCGGATCGGCTGGAGAGATAAGCCTGCAGACTAACCTCGCACTCTGCGTTGAAGTACACCAGACGCTCCTTGTCCCCTTTGCCGTGACGGATCAGGACGGATCGGTTTGGCCAATCGATATCTGATTTAGTGATGGCAGCGCACTCGCTGACGCGGCAGCCGGTGGAATAAAAGAAATCGATCATGGCCTTGTCGCGCAAATCTTCCACGGAAAAGCGGCATTCCTCCAACTGGAGCGGAGTCAACGCCTGACGCCGGTGACGGTTGTACCGGATCTTGTCCACCTTCGCACAGGGGTTACGGGTCAGATACTCATTGTTGACAAGCCATGCGAAGAAGGTGGCCAGCACACCACGGATATTCTCCATGTAGTTGTCGGATGCGTTGCGTTCTGCCTTGAAATGGTACAGGTAGATCCGGATGTCGTTGGCTGTTATATCTGTAAAGGGTTTCCGAACGGTGCGGAAGAAATGCTCCAGCTTCCAGCGGTACTGCTCCAACGATCCGGCACTCAGATGGGCGATGGCACGGGATGCCAGGTACAGCTTGACTACTTCCGGGATTCCGCTGGCCGGGATGATATCCGTCTGTTTTTTATGGATTTCATAATCCGATATGGAGAGATCAACAGCGGTCAGTATCTCCGCAATCTGATCTGGGCTGTAGCGTTCAAGCAGGTTTGAGGTGAGAGTGTTGCGGAAGTTTTCATAGATGTTTTCAGACATAAAGACACATCCTTTCATTATTGTTTGTGGTGAAAGAATGTGTTACAATCTCCAGGAAGGATGTGCTCACTCACATCTTTCACCGGAGCTGAGACAGTTGGCGCTGTCAAAGCTCCTTTTTCTTTAGCATAACATATTCGTCAAGTGCCACATATAGTATGGTCGCGGTGATGACTACGCTATAAGAGACCGCCTGTGGCGGCTTTTTATATACAGAAATCGCAACAAGGAGGCTTAAGGATGAACCACACACCGAATTATAACAACTCGCCTGGAACGTCCTGGCGGGTGCTCTTTTGGGAGGTGAGAACGTGGGCAAAAAGTTGAGCATCCAGCAGCTGACAGCCTCCGCCGAATCGGCGATGGGTTGGCCGTATGTTTCGCCTGGCACAAATGACTCCCATGGTATTGACTGCAGCGGCCTATTCGTCAAAATGTACAGAGACCAGGGCGCTCAGATCTACCACGGGAGCAACACGATCTTTCACGAGTACTGCAAGCTGACGGACAAGCTGGAGGGCATCGGACAGCTGGAGCCGGGGATGGCGGTGTTTAAGGTCAAGCCCTGGACGTCAGATGATTCTGACAACCGCTGGTACGGCCAGGAGCCTGGCAACGTGTCCCACATCGGCTACGTCGCCTCCGTCAACCCGCTCCGCATCATCCACGCATCCAGCGCGGCCGGGTGCGTCACCACGGACGACAGCATCGGCAAGTGGAAGTACTGGGGGGAGTTGTCGGCGGTGGAATACTCCGGAGAGCCGGAGCCGTCACCGGAGCCCGGGCCGGATCCAGATCCGGAGCCGGTACCGGTTGCCAGGAAAATCGTCTGGGCGAAGAACGGGAAGGACGTCAACCTCAGAGTGAGGCCGACAGCCTCCGCCGCCCTGGTGGATCAGGTGCCGGTGGGGGACTCCGTGGACGTCATCGAGTCAGCAGAGGGCTGGGCCCATGTTCGTTGGAGGAAGAGAGTCGGTTATATGATGGAATCCTTCCTCTATGATGAGCTCCCGGATGACCAGACACCCTCAGAAGATCGGCCAACACTTCGGAAAGGGGACAAGGGGCCCTTTGTGCAGCTTGCCCAGATGAAGCTGATACAGAAAGGGTATTATTGCGGAACCAAAGGCGCTGACGCAATCTTCGGCACCGGAACGGAGGAAGCGGTCCGTCAGTTCCAGATGGAGCACGGCATGGCGGCTGACGGCGTGATCGGCCCGAAGACGTGGGAGGCGCTGGACGCCAGCGAGCGGAAGCTGTACACCGTGATCATACCAGGATTACCCTATTACCATGCGGAGGCACTCGTGAAAAACTACACAGGCGCCAGCATGAGAGAGGAGTGAAGCGGAAAATGGAACTTTCGGAAATCCTCTCAGTCTGCGGGGTGTCCGGGATCATCTCCGGCCTCGTGGGCGTGCTGATCGCGGTGTTTTTGAAACGTCCATTGGAGAAGCGGGTCAAGGACAGCGAAACCGCCAGCGCACGGGTGGAAGCACAGAACACGGCCACCATGCTGGGAGTGCAGGCGCTGCTCCGTGACCGGCTGCTGCAGGCGTTCAACCACTATCTGGCGAAGGGCTGGATCGGCGCTGGCGACCGGGACAATATCGAGAATATGTATACTCAGTACGAAACGCTGGGGCCGAACAACGTGATCAGCGACATATACGACCAGGTCCGGGCGCTGCCGTCCATACCGCCGGAGGCCCAGCC